CGCCATTCGGGAGTTTAGTGGCCGTCGAGCGACACGCAGAAAGCGCATCGACCCAATTCTGTGGGAATAGCGCCTGAACAAGGCGCCAACTCACTCGGTCACTAGCATCCTTCATATCCAGTGTGGCCATTGAGCCGTCTTTCGACGCTCTTAGAGCCAGTGTTCGATTCACATCCTGATGCGTGAAATTCACGTACCCGGCTGTCAAGGGATGGGATTGTATTGTTTTTACTAATACTCTCATCAGCCCTTGTTGAATCCACTGATACTCTAGTGGCTCACAGGATATTAAACGAGGACCACGGGAGTCCTTGGGAACGAGAACCACTTTTGCGGTTCCGGCTTCCAATTCTTCCATGGCCATGAATCCCTCGAGGTCATCACATAGGTGGGTCTGGTTGTAGAAGAAGTACTCTTCATAAGGGAAGTACGCGGCGAGTCGCCGGTACCACCGTTTGAATATTACTTTTTCCGCACCTTTCTCACCCGTAGCGACGGCTCCGGGTCCGTGACGCGGCGCAAATATTTGCGCCGCTTTAGGGTCAACGTTAGCCAGTACTCTCGATATGAGATTACGAGCCTGACGTAGCATCCTTTCCTCACGGAAAGATAGATCACTGGGATTGAATTCCAGAGACTTATCAGTATTCTTGAACTTAGCGATGACTTCATCGGCTTGTTCCTCGTCCAATGGCAATTGCAACTTGTAATACAAGTAGCAGATTTGCCGCAACGATCTGAGTGCCTGTGGGCACGCATCACTGCGTTCCCAACCATCAGAGTCGAACACGAGACTTGTGAGTGCCGAGAAAATTCTCGGTAGCACACTGTTAAAGGATTTTTTGAATCCTTTTACAGCGAGTCTTGTGTCAGTTGCTAAAGCGATGTCAATCGCCTTAGCAAAGGAAGGTAGTGTTTTTGTTAAGAAACATATACCTTCACCGGCAGTGCGATTACGAATTTCTTCATAATCACGCTGACGCTCGACATCTGGATAGTTGCAGATACTCGCCACATCTTGAAGAGTGGCGCCTATAAGTCCCAAATAGAGGGATGTGTTACGGTCGGGCTCATATGTCCCGCCGTGCATGTCCCCCTTGCGGGGACGGCTGTTATGTAATCGCATGTTTTAATACGTGCTAGTTACTCCAGCTGATATAAGCATACTCTCTCAAGATGATCCTTCACTTGATGTTGATCAAGTTCACTCTCGATCGATCGCTCTTTTCCCTACATCGCTTGCGTAGCCCGTTTAAGGGACGCTTGCAGCAGTAGGTAATTCGAGTCGGACTAGAAGGTGATCAACCTTCTTCATTTAGAAGCTTATCGAGTTGCCCTGACGCCAAAATGACGTGCAGAAGCCCCCCGATGAGAGTCTTCAGAATGGTGTCCGTAATCGCCCCTCCTGATTGGACAGGGCGATCGAGGACTAGGTACGCAGAACAACTTGGCGTAACGTCACCGGTATCAGCGATATCGGTGTTGTTAGCCACGTAGTCCATGCGGACCACGGAACGTGTTCGCTGCTTGAAGCCAGTACCAGCCTTAGAATGTCCAATGGACAGGGTCTGAGGTGTAGTACCGGCAGTAGCGGCCACGCGCCGTTTAGTTGTCGATCCGACGAGGTTCGTAATCATGGCGAACGTTGTTGCGCCAGACGAGCCCGGGAGTGTAATCGAACCAGCATTGCTGGTTACGGTTAGGTCTTGAGTTAACATGGATTCAGCTTTATAGTTGAGTTTATGTGCTTGGTGAACATCATCAAAGGAAATGAGTTGTTGAAACTCCCTACTCAAAGAGCAGGGCAACGCGTCAACCTAATCGATGTGTGATCCTTACTTACCTCTCCCCTTCTTTACAGAAGGTATTGAGTTTAAGTAAGAATTACTTCTACCGAAGGACGTTCTTGATAAGAACAAGCTACCCGCAAGGGCAGCTTGCCTTAACTTAGGCGCCTTCAGTCGTACCGTGTGGATATCAGGTGAAAACCTGACACGGTTGTAGTAGTTGCGAGAGCCGCTAAACACAGGTATCCGCTCTGGTCCTATCCGCCAATCATATGGCATATAGACAGGGTTTTGAGCAAGGTCACTGTATTTGCACTCCACAACCACATCGCTACGGTGCGCATATGAATGGCAGAAGTCCGTAACGCGGGTTTCAATTGGGTAGTTGTCCCTGGCAAAGGTGCCAAGGAAAGTACTTACGTCGACTACCCAGTCGACGACGAAAGAGAAGGGTATAGCATTCCATACTATTGAGGGATCCAAACGGACCCCCAATACGTCAAGATATGCATATACGTTCTCCAGTACACTATCCAGCCTCGGTAAGGTATAACTATACCTCATCGTGGCATGATAAGTCGGTCTCAAACTCCATCTAGCCGATCGATAGATCGTGATGGAAGATCGAGACCCGCCCGCGGGGGTATTATCAAATTTCAAGTCGGATGACCATCCGGCTGATCTTTGACTATACTTCCACTCGCGGTCGCTCGGGACCCCAGCCGAAGCGGGGATGACACGTTTATAGTGTCGCTCCTGAGGCTTACCCGCATGCCGCTTCAACTGTTCTAGCCTCTTGGCCAGACCAGTTAAGTCATCATGAATGCCCACAACGTCCCGAACAAACGGAACGATCCCGAACTGTGCGTTTAGATGCGCATTGTTCAACCTAGTACTAGTTTCTTTTACGAAACGTTTCCGGGTTACAGGGTCTGCAAGTTGGCGTAACGCTAGATGGCGTCCACGCACACGTTGCATCGACCCTGATGGGTTCATACGCTTGAGGTCTTTAAGCTCAAGAATGGAGTTCACTAAACTAGTGTTCTCATTCAACCGCGGTAACATGTAGGCACAGGCTTCATTAGCCATAGCTGTCATGTCTATCGCGGGTGCAGTACGGAGGGCAACCGCTAAGTTAACGTCATTGATCTGATTCCCGATTGTACGAAGGTACGCGTTTCCGCGCCACCCGTAGAAGAAGGTATGATCTTTATAGACGTCATCAAAGTGGTTCGTCTCTACAGTATGGAGACAAGGCCGGAAGGCCCCATCTTTACCTGTATCATCCCACATCTCCTCTTTATAAGAGCGATATGATGTAGGATATGTCCAACTATACCAGCTACTGGGTTTGTCCTGTGGCGACCTTGCTACCATCACGCGAGTGAATGGTATCGTGGTCCGATCATAGGCATATTCAATAGTGGGTATTGCTGGGCAAAACGACTCAATTCGGCTACGGTATCTCATATTGATCCAGATAGCCCGACACACTTAG